ATAAAGCATTAAGAGAATGGGTTATTAAAACTTATAGAAGTGAAGTTTATAAAAACCTAGAAGCTGATGACACAATAGGAATATTAGCTACAGGTGAGTATAAGAATAAATCAATAATTATATCTGGCGATAAAGATATGAGAACAATACCTGCGTTTCACTGTTCTATGATTGATAATCAAATTGAAAAAATTGATGAGAATTTAGCAGATTATAATTTCTGCACACAAGTTTTAACAGGTGACCAGACAGATGGTTATAAAGGTTGTGCAGGAGTAGGTCATGTTAAAGCCAGTAGATTACTAGATAATAAGAAGACACTAGATGAAAACTGGAAAGCAGTAATAGAAGAATATCAACGTAATAAATATACAGTTGATGATGCTTACCACCAAAGCAGATTAGCAAGAATACTAAGACATGGTGAATACAATTTAAAAACAAATAAACCAACATTATGGAGTTACGAATATGCTAAGTACAGAAATACTGGACAAAGTAAAAAAGCTAGTTAGTTCAGATAGAGCAAAACAGAATGGAGACATAGTAGAAAACCATGAGAATATCGGAAGATTATGGAGTGGCTATCTACAAAACAAAACTAAGTTAAATATAAATATATTGCCTGAAGATGTGGCAAATCTAATGGTCTTATTGAAGATAGCTAGAAGTCAAGGTGGTGCTTTTAACCTTGATGATTTTGTTGATATGACTGGGTATTCTGCAATCGCAGGGCAAATTACTAGCAAAAGACATGAACTAGGTGACACTTTAGGAGTATCTAATGATAAAAAAGCCAATAATAAGTAAAGAAGTCATTGAATACTTAGACGAATTATTCCCTGATAAATGTCCAAACATTGAAGATAATGAAAAACAAGTTTGGTTTAAGTCAGGTCAAAGAAGTGTCGTCAATCATTTAATCAAAGAAAAACAAGTTCAAGAGGAGAGTTAATTTATGTGTATGCCTAAAGCACCTAGTCCACCACCTGCTCCTGTGGTCTTACCACCTGCTACACCTTCAGTGTCTAATGCTACTACAAAGCAAAAAGCACCTACAGAAGCAAGTACAGATGCGTCAAGAGATACTACAGTAGCATCAAACTACAGCAGAAAAAGAGTTGGTAGAGGTTCATTAAGAATACCTTTATCTGGTGGTAGTGGTCTAAATTTCCCTACTAGTTAATGGAGAGATACTCACTAAGCGAAAACACTAACAACTATAAAGAAAATTCAGTTGAAGGTCAGTACCAAAAGCTAGAGATAGAAAGAGAAACATATTTAGAAAGAGCAAGAGAAAGTGCAGAACTAACTATTCCTCATTTATACCCACCAAAAGGTAACAATGCTAACACAGAATATCCTACACCATACCAATCGGTAGGTGCTAGAGGTGTTATGAACTTAGCATCAAAACTAATGTTAGCTTTATTCCCACCACAAGCACCATTCTTTAGAATTGATGTAGATGAATTAGTCTACAAATCTATTGAAGGTGACCCACAACAAAAGAAAATTATAGAACAAGGATTAGCCAAAATTGAGAAATCAGTTATGGATAATATTGAAGTACAGAACGATAGAGTTGCTGTATATGAAGCACTTAAACATTTAATTGTAGGTGGAAACTGCTTATTACATTTAACTGATACAGGATTAAGAACTTATAGATTAGAAAACTATGTAGTTAAAAGAGACCCACAAGGTCATGTATTAAAAATTATTGTTAAAGAAGGTGTAGTGCCTGACACTTTACCCCCTAAAATTGCTAAAGCATTAGGTAAAGAACAAGACACACAACAAGATAAAACTTTAGATTTATATACGTGTGTAAGAAAAGAAGGTAAAAAATATATTGTCCATCAAGAAGTTAAAGGACATGTTCTTTATGAAAAAACTTACAATGCAGATAACTTACCATTTATTGCATTAAGATTTAATCGTATTGACGGAATGAATTACGGAAGGGGTCATATAGAAAATATAATCGGTGACCTTCGTAGCTTGGAAGGATTAACAAAAGCAATTCTAGAAGGTTCTTCAGCTTCAGCTAAAATGTTATTTATGGTTGCTCCTAATGGAACAACTAGAGCATCTTCTATTGCTAAAGCACCTAATGGTGCAATCATTGAAGGTTCAGCAACAGATGTTTCTGTACTACAAGCTAATAAATTTGCAGACTTTAGAGTAGCAATGGAAACAATGCAAAGAGTTGAGCAAAGACTTAATTTTGCATTTCTTTTAAATGCTTCAGTCCAAAGACAAGCAGAAAGAGTTACTGCTACAGAAGTACAGTTAATTGCAAATGAACTTCAAGAAGCATTAGGTGGAGTTTATGGAATATTAACAACAGAATTTCAGCTACCTTATATTAATACAAAGTTAGCAATGTTAAGACAAAAAGGATTACTACCTGACCTACCAAAAGACATAGTTAAAGTTAAAATTATTGTTGGTATGGAAGCATTAGGTAGACAATCAGATAGATTGAAATTACTTCAGTTTATCTCAGATTTAGCAAATACACTTGGTGCAGAAGTTCTTGCTAAATATATTAATCTTGATGACGCAATCAAAAAGTTTGCAATAGCAAATCAGATTGACACATCAGGTTTAATTAAATCAAGTGAACAACTACAACAAGACGAGCAACAAGCACAACAACAACAGATGGCACAGCAGATGCAGAATACTGCAACTGACCCTAGAGTAGCAATAGAGATGGGAAAACAATTCGCTAACTCTGGTGGCACTGCGAATGTTGAAGGTGATGACCTTGTCCTTAACCAAACGGAGTAATACATGTCAACAGAAAAAGTAGAAATAAATTCTGCTGTAGCAGAGAAAACAACAGAACAACAAGTTCAAGATTTAAAAGAACAAGGTATTGATATTAATACTTTAGAAAGTGAAGATGGTTCAAGAGTAATTGCTAGTGAGCCTGATACACAAACACAAAATACTGAAAACCAAAGACCAGAATGGTTACCAGAAAAATTTAAAAATGCTGAAGAATTATCTAAAGCATATTCTGAATTAGAAAAGCAATTCTCTGGTAAAAAAGCAGAGCCAGTAAAAAAAGATGATGATGATTTAACTATTCCAAAAGATGAGGACAAAACATTTGAAAACGAAACATCACCACAACTAAATTCTTTAGATAAATATTCAGAAGAATATGCAGAGAATGGTGAGTTAGGCGAAGCTAGTTATGGAGAGTTAGCTAAACAAGGTCTATCAAAAGAACTTGTTGATGGCTATATTGCAGGACAAAAAGCCATAGCTGATACACAAACTGCTGAAATACATTCAGTTGTTGGTGGTAAGCCAGAGTATGATGAACTTATTACATGGGCAGGAACTAATCTATCTGAAGCAGAACAAACTGCTTTTAATGATTTAACTGCAACTGGAACTACAGAACAAATTAAAATGGCAGTTCAAGGTCTTATGACTAAAGCAGGTGTCACAGCTACATCTCAACAGAAGTTTGTTCAAGGTGATGTTAATAATATATCTACAGAACAATTCACTTCAGTATCACAAGTAACTGATGCAATGAATGACCCTAGATATGACAAAGACCCTGTTTATAGAAAAGAAGTAGAAAGAAAACTAGGGAACAGTTCAGTGTTTTAATGGCAAGAGATTACAGAAAAGAATATGACAATTATCATTCTTCAGACAAACAGAAGAAGAATAGAGCAGGTAGAAATCTTGCTAGAAGAATGATGAAGAAAAGAGTTGGTATCAAAGGTAAAGACGTACACCATAAAGATGGTAACCCTAAAAATAATTCTCCAAGTAATCTAGCTATAACATCAATAAAATATAATAGGTCAAGAAATGCTTAATTTTATATTACCTATTTTAAAAAATCCATTAACAAGAATGATTGGACAGAAAGTTATTGGTGGTATTCAACATAAAATAGAAAAAGATAAGATTATTAAAGTTAGAGAAATTGAAGCATTAAAAGACGTAAATATTGCACAAGTACAAGCGAGTAATAATTCGTGGAAAGATGAATATTTGACTTTAATTTTTGGATTAATCTTGGTTGCACATTTTTTACCATTCACTCAGGACTATATGGAACGTGGTTGGCAAATATTAAAAAATGCAGACCCATTATTTTGGTATTCAGTTTTAGCAATAATTTCAGGAAGTTTTGGAATGAATTTAACTAACAAATTAAAAGGAAAAAAATAATGTCATTAGTAGCAAATATTCAGAGAAGACGTAAATTAGGTATATCTAGAAGTAAGAAAAAATCTACTATATCTCCTAAATCTTATAAAGCCATGAAGAACAAGTGGAAAAAGAAAAGTGGCTAAGACAAAGTTCAATAAAGAAGCAGTCTTACATGAAACACGTTCAAGATTTAAAAAGACAAGCATAGGTAAAAAAGCAAATTTATCTATGATGAATAAAAGTAAAAGAAGACACCATAAAAAATAATCACCATCTCTTGTAAGAGAGGTGACTTATTAAAATTCAGATGATTGCCTGATACGTCAGATAACTCTCTAAATTGAAAAGTAGATAAGGTTTAAACTAAACCAACAACAATAAAAAAGGAGACATATATTATGTCAAACGCAACACCATCAAGACTGGGTCTGGTTAATGCAACTGGAACTGGTTTTAATGACCTTTTCTTAAAGTTATATTCTGGTGAAGTTCTTTCTAGCTTTCAAAGAGAAAATTTGATGCTAGGAATGACTAACGTAAGAACTATAACTAACGGAAAGTCAAGTTCGTTCCCTGTAACTGGAACTACTGTAAGTGGATATCACTCAGTAGGTGCAGAAATTACTGGAGACGCAATCAAACACAACGAGAAAATCATTAATGTAGACGACATGCTTTTAGCAAGTTCTTTTGTAGCTGAGCTAGATGAATTAAAATTGCATTATGATATCCGTTCTATTTACGCAAGGGAAATGGGACAGGCACTCGCAAAGACTGTTGACCAGAACTTACTACAATTAGCAGTTCTAGGTTCACAAGCATCAGCTACTATAACAGGTGGCAATGGTGGTTCAGAAATCACTGACGCAGATGCTAACACTAACGCAACATCTTTAATNGCTTCTATCTTTGAAGGTATTCAAAAGCTAGATGAAAAAGATGTNCCAAACACTGACAGAGTTTGTGTTGTTTCACCTGATATTTATTATCAGTTAGCAAACAATGATAAACTTTTAAACAGAGACTTTTCTTCACTAAATGGTGATTTTGGAAAAGGAACTGTTGTTTCTGTAGGTGGAGTACCAGTAATTAAGTCAAACACTTGTGTGACTGCATTTGCTGATAATTCATCTGCTGTAGCAGGTGCGAACAATACTTACAACGTAGATGCAAGTAATCACGTTGCTGTATTATTCCACAAGTCAGCTATTGGAACAGTTAAGTTAAAAGACTTAGTAGTTGAAACTACTTATGACCCTAGAAGAATTGGTTCACTGATTACTTCAAGAATGGCGATTGGCTCGGGCATTTTAAGACCTGAAGCATGTGTTTCAATTAAAACATCTTAATACTTAGTTATTAAGTACAGTGAGGGGTTGGGAGACTAACCCCTTACATTTGGGGTAAGAGATTAACACAGACAATCTTACCCCTTCATTATTCAAAGGAGAAAATTATGTGTTGGTATTGCCAATTAAAGAAATTCATAAAAAGAAAATTCAATAAATTTATAGACAGTTTATTTATTTAAAAATGACTATTCAAACAAGAACTACAGAATTAGAAGCAGTAAATACAATACTCTCTACAATAGGTGAAGCACCATTATCAACTTTAACTGGTAGCTTACCTGTAGATGGAACAATGGCTAAATCTGTATTGAATGAAATTAATAGAGAAGTTCAAAGTATGGGGTGGCATTTTAATACACACCCTAAAGTAACATTAAGTAGAGATAGTGGAAATAACACTATACCTCTAGCAACAAATGTATTGAGAGTAGAATTAGACCCTTATCTACATTCTAAAACTGATTTTGATATTGTTCAAAGAAATAATGTTTTATTTAATTTAGTTACAAATTCTTCAGTTTTCACAAAAGATTTAGAAAATATGAAAGTAGTTTATCTACTAGATTTTTCTGATGTACCTGAACAATGTAAAAGATATATCACTATTAGAAGTGCAAGAGTATTTCACGACAGAACTTTAGGAGCAAACACACTACATAAATTTACATTAGAAGATGAAGCAAGAGCCTTAGTTACTCTAAGACAAGCTGAAGCATCTACAGGTGACTACAGTGTTTTTGATACACCTGAACAATTTTATACAATAGGAAGAAAATAAATGGCATTAGTCTCTAGGACTATTCCTAATTTAGTGCAGGGTATCTCTCAGCAACCAGAAGTATTGAGATTATCTAGTCAAGCTACTACACAAGAGAATGGATTTAGTTCTGTTGTAGAAGGTTTAAAAAAGAGACCACCTACTAATTATTTAGCAAAATTAAGCAATACAACACCTAATAATGCTTACATACACACTATTAACAGAGATGTTTCTGAAAGATATTTAATACAAATTACAAATGGTGCAATAGCAGTTTATACAACAGCAGGTGTTTCTAAAACAGTTACAATGCAAACAGGTGCAGTTAATTACTTAACATCTACTGACCCTAAAGGTGACTTTGTTGCAATGACTGTTGCTGATTATACATTTATTTTAAACAAGAAAAAAGTAACAGCTATGGCTAGTACGACTAGTACAGCTAAAGTTGAACAAGCTATTTATTCAGTATTACAAGGAGTTACAAATACCAAGTATTCTATTACTATTGATGGTTCTACTTTCTCATTTACAAGTTCAAATACAAATACAGAAACAATTAGAGATGGCTTAAAGTCAGCTTGTGGAACTATTGCAAACATAACTTTTGCAAGTATAGGTAATTCAAGTTTCTCAATAATTAAATCTAGTGGCACACTTACAGTTTCAGCTAGTGATGGTTATGGAGATGATGCTTCACAAGTAGTTGGAGATACAGTACAAAATTTCGTAGACCTTCCTTCACCTGCAATAGACAATATGGTTGTTAAAATTACTGGTGATGCAACAAATGGTTTTGATGATTATTACGTACAATATGATAGTAGTGGTGATGTTAGAT